CTACCAAGAATCGAAGCAAAAGCATCGCCTGTGTCTTGAATCGTGTCGATAAAAATTTCAAACAAAGGAATTAGATTGGAGCCTAATTCAACCGAATTGTCTTTAAATTGAGCCCTAAGCTTTGCCCATTTATCAGTGACAGTGGGTTGTATACCACCCATTCTTTCAAGGTTTTCTGTGCCTCTTTCAATAGCTGTATTGATAAAAGCTTGTTGCTTTTCGGCATCGGACAACTTATCAGCTGTTGTGCCTATGGTTTTAGCGTAGGAATCGTATGCCTCTTCGAGATTAAAAACAATACCAAGGTTATCAAGAATTAATTTTGACTGACGACCTAAACCAGTAGTGATTGATTGGAGCATGAACTCCATTGATTCGCCAGTAGCGCGACTTGCTCCTCTAGCGATGTTTACCATCTCACCGAATTTATCAATAGGCAAACCGAGCAAAAGAGCGTTGTTTGCTTGCTTTATAATATCTGTTTCAGATATAGTTCCGGCTGTCAGCTCTTTAATCTTTCTAAGCATTTCATCGGCATCACGCCCTTGCGATTCGGCAAGAGAACTAAATGCCTTTCTTAAGTCCCCTACTACCGATGCATCCAAAGATAATTTACCTATAGCCACACTAAAGCCAGCTAGAGCTAAGCTACCTTTAGCGACACGATCGACCATAGTATCAAATGACTTGTTTATAATTTTTAGCTTGTCCGCGCCTTTTTCTTTGATAGAAAGAAGTATCTCGGCCGCGCCTTTACGTTTAGAAACCATGCTCTATTTACCTCGCCGCCTTGGGGTAGCTGATTGTTTTTTTCTAATTTTCTCTTCGTGTTTTGCTGCCTCGTTTGTAACCATCATATCAAATTGGAAATCGGAAATATGCATTTTGGCGATTTCAGAGGGGAGTTTGTGGTAGCGTTTAGCGATAATGTCTAGGTCGATTAGTTTTTGGCGTGAAAATTCTTGAGTGCTTAGAATATTGTCAGTTTTTTTTTATTGTGTGTGAAATCTAATATTTCTCTTGATAGTTTTTGAACAAGAATAAAATCCTGGAAAACCTCATCAATCAAAATTGCTTCTGGATCGTCCTCTTGCTTTCGGACAAGCTTGGGTTTGACCACACCAGCCATGATAATATCTTTCATGTAAGCCTTAGCTTTCTTGATATTATCAATGCTTTCTTTGCTGGTCTTGTATTTTTCATCCTTTGTTTTGTAGGTGGAATAATACTCCTGTAGAACCCTAGCTCCCTCAAGATAATCGAGAATATTTATCTTTCTAATATGAAAGATCACACCATGAATTTTAACTTTTTTTGTGCCATTGAGATGTGATTTTAAGTCTGTGCTTTCTGATTTAAGGAATCGATCAGCTATGAGAGACAGTAGGGTTTTAATCATTAGTCACCTAGTCGATATTGGCAATGGTGTTTATTAGGGTTGCTTTAACGGCATAGCCCGATGCCGATTCGTCTCTGAGAACGTCAAACGTGACATTGCTTGTGAGAATACCATCGGGACCAGAAATTTCAGGATCTCCAGCGTCCTTTACTTGCAGCTTTTGATACTCAAGCTTGAATTCAGTTTGCAATGCAGAACCAGAAATGGTGTCGCTAGCGTATACGATTTCTGCAGCTAGCTCGGTTCCTGCAATCATTGCGTCAAATGCCGTGGTCGTATCGAAACGAATCGTGGCGGATAGCTCATAAGTTTGAACACCGGCTGGCAAAACTGCCAGAATATCGGATCCAATTCTTCTGCTCTCATTGCCGTTTTTCAAGTTGTTGCTGATCTTGGTTTCAAAGCTCTGAATATGCCAAAAGCTTGTACTAGTAAGACTTGCGAAGCTTGTCTCAACTGACAGTCGACCATCTACAAACGACATAATCGGATTAGACGTGCTTGTCAGAATACTCTCAAGATTGTTGGTATTCTGTGTGCTATCCATGCAAACAAGATTTGCCGCCATCATCAACGGTTCGTCAATAGCTCCATTGATAGTTAGCTCATTGATTTTGACACCAGAATATTGCCATACTTTCCCGCCAGAGCTAGGCCCCTTTCGAACATTGAGGCAAAGACTTGGATATGAATTATCAAAATTACCGACTTCAAAGGTATGCTCGAAAGCCCCTCCGCCAGCTGTTTCGCCAGTAGCTGTTGCACTTGTGACAGTTCCACCAAAAGCGTTTTGCAACATGAACATGCATGCTGTTTCGTCTGGACGAAAATAGTATTCTACATCGCCGCCGACCACTTTGCTTAAGTGTAGTCTTTTCGAGTATGTTCTCGAATGCTCGATCTGCTCAAGAATTCGACTGTCTTTTTGAGTTTTGATGCTAGTGGAAAGAAAGTCTAGGCCGCCAGTAGCGGTAGTGTATGTATTCAGGGTAGTCTCGCGACCGACATTAAAATATGAAAGAGCTTGTAATAGATCGCCTTCGCCTACTGCCATTGTATTATCTCCATGGGGTTAAAAAAATTCATATGGAGCTAAGGGCATGATGCTTGTGATCGTGGACAATGTTTAATATTTTTCGTTCATTGATTGCCAACTTTTCCCTAAGCTCTTCGTGAATTTTAACCAGTTTTTGTATCAAAGGCGAATCGTGGGATCTATACTGATAACTCATTTGCTCAGACAAATTATTAACGGCTTTTTTGCCCTGAAAAATTCCTGACGTGTCGCAATTAACGACTGGCAAATCAAACACTCTCACATAATCATTGAGCCATTTGGCACTAAACAAAAGATTGTTTGAAGTAAATACCAAATCACCGGCTTGATTAGTCATATATACGTGTTTCATATAGTTGATTTTGCCATCGCCGGTTTTGTTGAAAGCATAATAATTATCTTGCCACGAATAGTCATATCCAATAGTCAAAATCTTGTCATAACCAAAGAAATTTCTACGACCATCATTATCGCAGCGAGTGACTACAATAACCATGCAATTGCTTACATTTGTGCCAGCTACAATTACATTAGGACACTTTGATATTTCCATGAATTCATTTTCGGACTTGATCGAGTCTTTATTAACAAAGAAATAAGTTTCTTTCCAATTGCCGTTACAAGCCCATTCGATTTGGCAGCATACATTGCCTATGAACGTGGTGTTTTGCAGCTGATCTTTCCAGGGTTTTAAATACTTCTCATACGAGACATTAGCATCGCAAACTATGCAGTAATCGGGGATTATTCCATGATCTAAGCAGTGACCAAGAGTTTTGTCACAAACAATAATGTCCACGTTCTCTTGATTTTGTTTAATCTCATCAATCTTTTTTTCGAACGAATAGCCGTTCGCTACAAGCAAACAAGCCTTACCCACTCCGATCTGATTGAGATCATCGAGAGGTTTCATTTCAAAGCGTTCGCCGTGATATTTCGCATGGTCACGCCATTGATCCGCCCACTGGTTATAACACTGGACTGATTGCTGAATGATTTGTTTTTCAGTTAGCTTTGCCATCAATACCACACTGTACAATTAAGAGTCATTATCGCGCCTCTAACGATAGTTTGTTCGTCCCATGGAGCGTCCTGATAGGTTACGTCTTCGGGTATAGCCCAATTACATGAACCATTCAGATCGACATTTGATCTAAGTATCTCTTCAATATTTTCCATTAGCTGCTCAACATTTTCGTCGGCTTCGTCGGCTTTCACACTTTCAATCAAAGGCTCTTGAACCGCACAAACTACATTAAGAACTAAGTCTCCGCGCCTTAATGCTGAGCGTTGATTGCCTTTGTGACCCATAGTTTGTTGCTCGATCGTCTTACTATCTGCAAACACACTAACGAAGGGGAAGGATCCGGGATCTGAATATATTTTAGCTGGATTGATTTTCATAACTTGCTGTACGCGAGTGTCTAATCCATTAGACAGGTCTATTGGTGTGCCAGTTGTGGTGTTAGCTGAATCGAGAATAGATTTGATCTGAGTTTTGATATTAGCAATGTCAACTTGAGCCATGAGCTACCGTTTCATAAGCATGAATTTCACTGTGTCTTTACTTATGTTTGTCATAGCTGTCTTGGAAAGCCAAGTAAATTGACGTTTGGGTAGCTTGTTAGTTCATCTATCGTGGGCTCCTGCATACTTAACAGGATTGACCCAAAAAATTCCTTTTTTAGATGTTCGGTATCGCGTAGGCATCCAGCCGCCTTTTAGCCTGCCAGTATCTTGCAAAATCTTGTTTCCGGCTTTGCCTTTTCTGGCCATTGCTTGACGATAGGCATCACTCCATGGTTTCCAGCTTCCTTTAGGGCCCTGTTCTTTTTCAAAATGATCCACGATGTCAGCAATAACACTGGAGCCGATAAGGGTAACGTAATCTCTTGCTCTAGCTGATATTTTACCGCGCGATTTGATTAAATCGTTAAGGAGTTTTTTAACTTGCTTGTCTTTTATTTGAACATTCGTAGTAGTCATGATCTACCAGCCTCTATATCTGAAACCTTGTCGGGATCAATAGACCAGTTGATAGGATCGTCCTCGTCGAACGTAGTGTAGTAGGCATTTGTCGAGCTTATAACGGATGCGCTAACCTCAGTTGATCTCTCACTTACAAACGAGCCTGTGCTATCGAGCAGGTCACATTGTTTTTTGGCCAGCTCCATTAATTCACTATTGGCATCTTTAATCGATTCATTTCCACGCTCAATTGACGCTGGGCCGCCTCGACTTATCTTTTTGAAAAAATAGCCGCTAGCTAGCATCTCAGTTATGGAAGTTACTTGCGGCGGTACTGAAGTAGACGTATTCCAAGCTGAAACATCATATCGCTTTGAAAGGCAGGACTTAACTCGATTCTCGGCCCATGTGATGCATTTTGATGCAAGAGAGGATGCTGTTGTAGTAGAAAGGTCAACGCCAGGTATCAGAGTATCTATTGCTGTTGTTGTTGCGAATGTCCCCACACGTTGACCCTTCCCTTAAATTACTACTCGTCGTTCGCTTTGATTTTCTGGCTTTTGACAAACAGTGCTATAGGCATTGCCATTTGAAAGCTTAGTGATCTTTCGGTATTTAGGTTTGCCATTAGCATTCACACCAACCTGCTCGATATGCTGGGAAACAACTTTCAAAGTTTTTTTTCTATCAGCAAGTTGGGCCCTAGATCTGCGTGTCGCTTGATTTTTCTCTTCCATATATAAGCCTCAAATTGAAATTTCCTTTAGTACGAATCTAAGTCCTGTTTAAGGATTACTCAATATCTTTGATCAGGTATCCGCAAAGACTAGCAACAACTTTAACGTTGTATTTCATGCGAACCTCAACAGCTTCGGAGATGCGCTCTTCTTCTCGCCATCGTCGAACAGCTGGCACATTTTTCTTGAAAATATAACCCGCGCTAGGAGCTTTAGGGCTTGGCCTAGCTGGCTTCCAGCCCATAAACATGACATCACCTAGCATTGATCCCTGGCTTGATGCGGCACCGCGATCTGAAGTGTCAACTTGAGCTTTTGAAACCATGAACTCTTCAAGATCAAACAGGCCTGCCATGATTCTTTCATTCATCTCTGCGCTTGTGTACTTAACTCTGTCAAGAACGCTTTGATGATTCTTGGCCCCAATGAAACCAGTGCGTGAGATCACGCCATAGTTTGGCATTTTGCCAGAATTGTTGAGAATGGTGGTTGCTCCAGTATCGACTATGGGAATAGGATTTGAAACTGTGGTGTCATTTGTCCATGCGTTCGCAGCTGCAAGCGAAACGTTGAGGCTCCAGTTTGTAGTCGTGAAAAGATCGAGCGTGGACTTTTCCATTCTCATCATGATCTTTTCAGTCAATTCTTCTGTCGTGTCAGCTCTCAAATCCGCGACATCATAATTGTCGATATCATCGTCGGAAATGTAATCTTTA